ACATCTGACATGTGATTTAGGTATTTTGAGTGTAGCTCAGGCGTGCGTGTAGACTCTTTGCCAAGTGATAGTTCATCAATCTTACAGTCTACAGCCCAAGAGTCTTGGAGTTCTTTCAATGTTATCATAATAATCTCGAGGTCTTATTTATACATATTATACCGCATTACGGTATAGAAGTCAAGTACTATTTGACCGATTCTACTGTAAACAGTCGATATCTGAATGCTGCGACACCAACAAAGTAGTTTTGATCACCAGAGCTAATGTCGAAATCTAGACCTTCCAAGCTAATCGGGAAGCAGTCTACAAAAGAAATACGATTTGAAGGATTATTGTTACTATCAAGAACGAAAAGATCAGCATCACTGAACTGACCAAGGTCTTTAGCTCTTTGATTTTGATTCGGAAATCGGTATCGTTGTCCATCTATATACTTTGTAAATTGTTTATGGTCTTCAGGAGAACCCAAGCCTATCATCCAGTTGTACAATTCTTTGTAATTAGCCATATCTTCTTGTACAAGGAATCTAATAACTAGCTCACCGAATCTCAGCTTGTCACCGGGAAACGCAAGAGTTGATAGTGGAGTCTCTACTTCAGGAGAACCAATAGACATCTGCGGCAAGTTAGCTGCCTGACAAAAGAAGGATACATTTGGAATGTTGTGTATCTGAAACTTGAACCCAGTAGGTCTAAGAAAATCTAATTCAGCTGGATTCGATGCGCCTGTTGCACCTGATTCTGCTACATCTGTTATCGGATTGTATGCCATTATATCTCCTAGTTACTCTATATTTATAAGGCAAAAAAAAGCGCACCGAAGTGCGCTCTTAAAATTGTCCTTTACGGATTCTTTTTCTTACATCAAGTTTGTAACTTTAACAGCTCGGTAATATTGATTACGATCAGCAGTGAACGTATCAGCATCAGTTGTACCATTGGCTTGTGTTACGAACGGGTTAGCGATCATACCGTAGCGAGTCTTGAAGCCGATCTTTGGCTGGAATGTCGCTGGGTCGATTGCACGAACCATCTGTAAAGGAACATATGGGCAGTAGAAAATACCTGCGTCATAAGCACTAGAACCTTTGTATCCTGCAACGTAGAACTGACTAGCAGCGCCTGTGTTAGCTGAATAAGGATCGATGAATACTTTGTAACGACCGTTCAATGTACCAGCAAATGTGTTGCCAGTGTCATCAACGTTTAAGTCTGTAGACAAAGCAGGAGTATAGTCAAGAACGCCTGACATAGCTAAAGCACTTGCAACGTCTGCTGAACAGATGATGAAGTTACCTTTTCCACGCCTTGTGTCTTGTGCGATTACGTTTGCATCACGCTCGATGTTGAACAACAAGCCTTTGAAACGCTCTACAGACCAACGACCGTTAGAGTCAACGTCCAAGTCGAAAGTACCAGCAGTTGCAGTAGATGCAGCACCAGGCTTAGCGACTTTGTAGATTGTGCGAATTACTTCGCGGTTAATTTCAGCAAGAATTTCTTGAGACAAGATGTTGCTCAACTCGCCTTCTGCGTCAAGACCGTGTACTGCTTTCAAGTCTTGTGCAAGTTCTACTGTGTACTCAGCTTTCAACGCGCGGGTCTTAGCAGTAACAGTTGTCTTTTCGATGCTGAATGCCATCTCATTAAGAGTAACACTGTCACCGAAATCCTCGCCAGTTGCTGTTGCAACGCCAGTACCTGTTGTGTAAGTACCGTCTACTGGGTTAGATCCAGCGTGTGTGCCTGTACCAGAGAAGTCAGTATCGGCTTCGTTGAACAATGCTTCAGCGCCGTCCTGTGTGCCGTAGTGTGACTTCATAGCAAAGATAAGACCAGTAGGTCCAGTCATTGGCTGAACGCCAGCGACATCATATGCCATAAGGTTAGGAAGTGCGCGTCTTACCAATGAGATAAGAATCGGATCGTAGTTGTCGATTCCGCCACCAGTTACGCTGTTACTAGGTGCTGCTTCTGAAAATAGAGCTTGCTTTTCTTCACGAAGAGCTTTCTCTTGGTTCTCTAGAATAACAGTAGTAACGGCTCGCTTGTGCGGGTCCTTAATGGCTGGCAAATCCGCGTGTTCGAGGACAGGACTCCATTTCTGTTGTAATTGCTCTGAAAGATACATTTAAGTTTCTCCTTACTTGGTTGTGTATATAATATTATTACTATTTATAAAAAATTACTTTTTGACTGCTTTGCTAATAGACTGCGTGTATATAGCCATTGCATTGTTTTCGGTAATGAATTCTTCTTCTACCGTATCTTGCATTTTGTCTTCGGTTGTAGCCTTAACCTTAGGGAAATAATTCTCTTTGATTACAGATACTTTCTCAGCAAACATGTCTTCAGTATCAAACTCAACGTTCTCAACCAATTTAGCAAGTTTTTCGGCTTCTGTTACGGTCAGATCAGTAGACGCTTCAGTTAGTGCCTGTTGACGTTGAAGTGCTACTTTTTCAGAAACCATTGCAATTTTCTCTGCAACGTTCTCGTCCAACTTAGTCTTCAGTTCATCAATTTGAGTCTGCATTTCACCTAGTACGTCATACTTCTCAGCAGGTACTTCGATGTAATGATCTTCAAACAAGCCCTTCATGCCTTTGATAAAGTCTTCAGTAATTTCTGTCCTGAGTCCTCGCTCAATTGCAAGTTCGTTTTCCTTCATCCAATTTTCAGCAACATATGAAAGATACGCATCGATCTTCTCGACCATATCAGTACGGAACTCTTCTTCCGCTACTTTTGCTTCTTCTCGGATGTCAGATTCAATAGCGTCAATTTCTGATGCTACTCTAGCAGTTAGTACTGCTTCAAAGATAGATGCAGCTTTTACTTTGAAGTCTTCGCTTAGGTGCTCTTCGTCAGCAAATAGTGAAGCGATATCATGCTCTACTAGTTCACTGTCGTCTTCAGCGGAAATTTCTTCTACTTCATCTTCAGCGATAACTTCTTGATCTTCTTCAACTTCTACTTCTTCCTCTTCGCGGACGCCAGCAGATGTTGGGTTGTTCACAACAGACGCAGAGTCTGTGCCACTGTCATAGTTTGGAGCTTGTCCAGCGCCGTTACCTTTAGGCAGTGTTGTGTCTTTGGATGCTTTTGCAGATGCAGCTTTTCCAACAGGTGAAGTTAATCCACCTTTGTCATCTGATCCTGATAAGTCTTCCTGTTCTGGATTAGCATTTGAGTCACCCTGTGTAGGGATAGTCTTGTCACCAACATCTTTCGAGTTTGGTAAACCAGCCTTTTCCTCAATGCTTTGAGCTTCTTCAACAAGGGCGTCAGTAGCGTCTACTTCACCGACCTTGCCAAGGAGCTCTCTGATTTTGGATTCAACAGCCATTTAATGTCTCCTTAAAGTTTGTTAACTTGTTTATTTATATAAATTTAAATTTTGGATAACTTGTTCAAGAATGAGCTAAACACCTGAATCTTCGCTTCTTCTAGTTCACGGCTAGATGCTTTGCGAATTGTTTGTTGTGCCTGTTCCATATCTCTTGCAGTCCAGATACCGTCAACCATTACCCATTCTCTATTTTCCATAATACCTTCAACATATGCATCTGGTGCAGAAGGATCTGCTACGATATCAGCGGCAGTTGCCAACATGAAATCGTCTTGGACTTCATTGATTCCATTTTTTTCTTTAATGGATCCAAGTCCTCTTGAACTAACGCCTAACTGAGCGCCTGCTTCAATTAAATTAGCTGCGATTTTACCCATTGGAGTTTCTAAAATCTTAGCTTTACCTATCCAGTTATCGCCTTCTTCTTTCAATGATACGATCATGTGTGAGACACGATCAAGATTCAGTGAGGGTCCTTCTGGATGACCTAGTTCGCCTAATGCTCTCTTCTTGTCAATACTTTCAGCAGTGTATCGTGCGACTTCATTTCGCATAACATCTTTGGGATACATTCTACCGTTGCGATTCTTTAAATTAGATTGTAAGAAAACACCCTCAATGTAAAGATTCTTCTTTCCATTGCTTTCTTCTAAGTAATATTGGATGTCTTCATTGAGTTCTGTAATAAATCTCATTAGCCTAATGCTCCTTGATCTTGATGCTGCTGCGAACCATAGCCTGATACTTTTGATGTTTCAATTATGACAGTTCCATCACCATTATTGAATGTGACAATAATATCACTATCGTTTTCTTCTGTATCAGCATAGCCGTTAAAATCTAAGTCGCCAGTGCCAAACAAGTCCCAAATAACTACACTGTTTCGTGTAATCGTAATATCAGCATTCTTGTCGGTTGCCCACTGAATTCTTTTAATGTTTACTATAGGGCTTGCTTGTGTTTCTGTCGATTTTTTTAGTGTCGTTGCCAAAGCAATAGTGGCAGTGTCTGTATTCCCACCGTGTACTTTAACAACACCTTGAACCTGTGTTAGCTTTAACACTGTAGTTACTGCTGCCATCTATGTTCTCCTAGTAGCTTTTTTTCTTGTGATTGCCGTGTGAGCTTTCTTCTAGCACTTCTATGCTGTAAGTCTCGCACGTTTCGATTCCATGTTCAAACATAACTTTATACCACCAGACTGTACCATTTGCATCTGGTTCAGCATGCTCACCCATGATCGGCTTACCTTCACCAAACTTAGGATGCACTACTTTAGTTGCGCAATTGTGTGTCAACTTAGGATCTTCAGAGTCACCCTGCTTTGGAGGTGTAGTATCACCTTCAGTGCTAGGCTCTTGGGGGTGCGCGGCAGCTGGCTTTTCTTTAGAAGTCTTAGCAACTGGCATCGCTTCTTCTGTTGCCATCTTTGCTAGTTGCTTTTGCTTTCTAGCGGCTCGACGTTCTGCTTTTGCGCGAATATCTTCCGCATCATCTGCGGCAGATTCTCTAAACTCGTTAAATTTTTTCATCTGATCCTTGACCCTGTTGGGGTTCCTCCGATTCTGTTTCCGGTAGTTCATCGTCCTCCACCTCTACTTGAGTTTCATCGTTATCCATCTCTGCATATTCAACGTCGGTTTCAATCGCATCGTTGTATATAGCAGCGGCTATATCTGCTTTTTTATCAGCAACTAAATCGTCAGCGCGTACATTCATGATCCCATTAAAAGAATCTTGTGCGTCTGTCAGTTCTCCGTTAGCCCACTTGTCCATCATATCTCTGATGGCATCCTGTCTAGCATCTTCTGGGCTAACTTCTAATTCGATTTCTGTTTCAACTTCACTCATTATTATCACCTTCTGGTTTTGGTTCGCTTGCAATCTGAGAATTGATCTCTGTTATTTCTTCATCACTGAGCATAAGAATTTTCTTCTGAACATACTCTCGACTGAAGAATTGTCCTACGAATGGCGCAACACCATTCAATACTTCTGTTCTACTTCTAAGAATTTCCTGATCTTTCGATTCAGTGTAGTAGGCATCTGAGGCAAACTTATATACGATTGTCTCTCTAATATCAGCCCATTCATCTTCTTTGATGACACCTTTCAGCACTAGCTGAGTCTTTAACAAGTCATCGAATAGCACACTGAACCTACGTCTCAGCTTAGAAATAAATTTAACAAACTTCAATTCATCTCTATTTATCTCGGCGCTACGACCGAAATTTAAGCCTGCTTGCTGTTCTAAACGGGAGACGGGCACGTTCAAAGATTGATATAACTTTCTTTGGAAGTACTCTATGTCGCCTGTCTCGCCTAGATTTGACCCTCCAGGTAATGTCTGAATCTCTGTGCCTCTGCCACCCTCTCTTCGTGGTAACCAGAAGTCTTCAAGCATAGACATGAATTTCTTATCATCGCGGATCTCGCCAGTAGAGGCATCGTATACTAATTTGTTACGATAGCGATCCATAATATCTTTTAAGTATTGCTCTGCTTTCATTCTAGGCAGATTGCCTGTATCTACATAAAAGATTCTTCGTTCTGGTGCGCGAGTGATACGATAGATCACCGCAGCGTTTTCCATCATTCTTAACTGATTCGCTGGACGAATCGCTTTATGTAAGAATGACAAAGGAATATTTTTATCTTGATCTACTAGTCCTGATGGGCAGTATGCAATTGCATCTTTAGTAATACGCAATGCTTTGCTATCATGCAATGCATTATTTGACTGTATTTGCCCAGGCTTACTAGCAATTCCTTTATCATCGTATACAAAATATTCTTTAATTTCTTTAATGAAATTGACGCCTGTATTCGGATCCTTTTCCTTTTTAACATCTCGTATTAAACGTATTTTTCTAGGGTCGATATATCTAATATCAGTAATACCCTGCTTTGGCTTTTGCATGTCAATCACTTTGTGAAAGTAGATTAGACCGTCAATATACCAACGTCTAAAATAATCTTGCGCTCTATTGTTAAAGTCAAACAATTTCAGCACTTCATTGAATTCATCGTGTATTGCTTTTTTTACAGCGGCAGAAACATTCACCGAATCAGTATCAACTGAGACGGGTCTCTCATCATCTAGATTTGAAATAGTGTCGTTGACGATATCTTCAATAGCAGTATCTACATCTGCCATCATAGAGATGTCACGATATCTTTTTATCAATTGCTCTTGAGTGTTTGCAACACCGTCGATGTCCAAGTAAGTGCCATAGTGTCCGCCAGCATTGCGAACGGTATCTATAGCACCGTCTTCAGAAGGAGGCACAAACGACTTTTCAGACGCGAGTGCCTTTTTCCTGTTTATTTCAAACCCAAATATTTCCATTATAATCTCCTAATCCACACTATGTATTTAGCTTACATCGTAGTGGGTGTATTGGAATGTCACTGTAAATTCTTCAAAGATGTCGTTCTGTGCATATTGCAATGCGATTTCAGACATGTTGATAGGGAAAGCATTGTTTAATGTGTAAGTGCCACCTGGCAATACGTCATCGTTTCTATCCAAATGCTTCACTACTATGTCTGCTTGATATTCACTTGGTGTAAGAACACCTGTGTTATCTTCACGACCGTTCATGCCGTTCATCCATTCTTCAAAGGGTTGACGTAAAGAAAATCCTGAATCGTTAACAATCGTAATTGTCCACGGATCAAAAATTCTTTCGCCAGCTAGTTTGATCTCACGACCTCTGTACTGAATGATAGCTGGGTTTACGTTAGAAGCGGGCAATGCAGCACCCGTAACCAGAAGACTGTAAGACGGATCAACACCGCCTACATATCCTGGGAACGTTAAGTCCACTTCAAATTGATTGGGTCTCGCTCCACCAGCGCCCAATCTTGCTTTAAAATCTTCAATATTCATTGAATTGTTCTCCTGTTGATTCTATTTATTAGGCGCCTAACTCTTCAAAACTGATGCCTGTGCGTGTTGCAACAAACGTCAGAGTGATGAAGTTGATAGATTTAGCAGGCTTCAAGAAGATGTCTGCTCTGAATTGGTTTTGATCAATAACTTCAGCAGTGTTATTAGTTTCATCACACACTACTCGGAAGTCATAGACACCTCTTCGACCTTGCACATCGCGCAAGAAAGGGCTAACCAATGAACGGAACTGGGCTCTTGTGAAACCATCGTTAAATTCAAATAGTTGGAATTTAGCTGCTGTTGCAATTGCCTTTTCAACTGTAATAAACAATCTACGAACATTGATTCTATTGAATGCGCTGTTCTTGTTAAGCAATGTCTTATCACCGAATAAGATGATACCTTGTCCTTGTGAACCAACTACTGGGTTGATGCCAGCTTTGTAAAGTGCATCTCGATCTGCTTTGCTTGGGCTATAAGCGAGTTTAACCGCATTCTTGATAGCACCACGTGATGTGCCTGCAGGAGAGAACCAAGGATCAGCCGTTGCGTCAGCCGTGACACATGCACCAGCAATATCACCACTGCAAGGTACCCAACGATACTTGTCGTTGTACTTGTCGTACATGTACTTCCAACCGCTGTCCATTGAAGCGTAAGAAGATCTTGTGTAGCTAGACAATTCAGCAACAAGTGCTGTAGCTTCACTGCCTGTGTTGTTCACTACAGATGCTGACTGCGGTGATACAAACACCATGCAGTCTTTGCGTACTTCAGCAACGTTATCAATGATAGCGTCTTGTACTGTTGCACTGTGCCCACCGCCGATAAGAAGGTTTACGTCAACCAATTCATCGTTAGCAAAAAGATCGTATCCAGCTGTCAACTGACCGTCACTTGGTGCAGCATCTGCGCCTGCGCTTAGAGAATTATCTAAGTCGCCGTCATTTGAAAGCAAAGTAACAAATGTCGAGTTACCTACTGTAGATGTGTCCCAATCCGTGCCATTGGTTGGTCTCGTAACAGCCCAAATCCACTTAGAACGATTGTTGATTACATCTTTGTAGAAATTAGACTGATTAGAATCATCTTTAGCGTCTGATGCTTTAGAGACGCCTGCGAATTTTTCTAGTACTGTTCCTGCACGACCTGTGATTGCGCCGTCTTCGTCGATAACAATAACGTGTATCTCATCTAGTGTTGTGCTGTTATTAGCAGCGTATACAGATGTTCCTGGAGCAGCATCAAACTGATTTGCGTAAGTCCAAGCTGTAACCATTGTTGCTGTAGCCGCTGCACCGGTGCCGCCGCCGCCAGTAAATGATATAGCAGGAGCACTTGTGTATCCTAAGCCAGCAAACGTAACGGCTATCGAACCTACTGTATCGCCGGAAAGTACCGCTGTAGCTGTAGCAGTAACACCGCCAGCTGGCGCGTCGGCCACTACCACACTAGGAGCACTTGTGTAGCCTGAACCAGCAGTATCAACTGCAATAGAAGCAACAGATCCACTACTGAATGTAGTAGAGTCTGCCATTGCTACTTTGAGACTGTTACCCAAAGAACCTGGGTACTTAGCTGCAAAGACACCTACAGTCTGGGCACCTAGTGCTTCAAAAGCATCTTCGTTTTTGACTAGCAACGCGCCGCCGTTTGAAGTTGCGTTTTGTGCAGAACCTACTGTCCGTACTACTTTAAGAGCCGACCCATACGCAAGAAAACTTGCGGCTGTTAAAAAGTCTACATTTGCTGTTGTGTTTGGTCTACCGAATCTCTCTACCAGTTGATTTTCACTTGCAACTGTGATGATCTCATCTGCAGGACCCCAATTGAAGTTGCCTACAAAACCACCGATAGTGGTGGCGACTGCGGGAACTACGTTTGAGGCATCTTGTTCCTGTACGAGAACGCCAGGGGAAAGCTGAAAAGCCATATTATTCTCCTCGAATTAAGTTAGCGTTATATTATATTACTTTGTTTATTTATAAATCTAGTAATTTAGGTTCTTCAAATAACCACAAATCTCCACCCATCACTTCCATTTCCTGCTGTTGTCCATCATCAATAATTCCAAAAGGTGTCAAATCGTTTTCAATTGCCCGCATTTCTGAATTATACAGACCTTCTCTAACATTAACATTTGTCAAGTCCGAGAAAAATGTGTTGGTTGTAACCCAGCCAAACAAGACCAAGCACATTGCTAAATCATCGTTGTAACCTTCGTCAGCCTGATAAGAACCACTTCGTTCAATAAACGTTGATAGCTCTGATATAATTTCTGGGTCAAATAAAAGAAGTTTTCGTTCTTCCATCAGACTTTTGAAACTGAAACACCCCTGTCTCTTCACTGCTTTAGATGTAGTTACACCTAATCGCGCTGCTTTACCGAAGCCAGGAGTTATGTATTGCCTGCCGTTCTCTGTGACTGTTGTGAATATATTCTCATATTCATTTTCCTGATGCAGAATAGTGAGAACCTGCTGCCCAATATCATTTGCTTCTACTAGAATAAATGCATCATTATAGTCTTTACCTACTTTCTCTATAATATTTGGATATAGTAACGGCGAAATCTTGTTGTGACGGTATTTGCCAACGACATTGTATGGCATCTGTGTCACATCGACAACAACAAACGCAGAGTAGTCACCACCAACGCCTCTAGCAACATCAGCAACTAGTATGTAATAGTTATTTGCTTTCGGCTCTTCGTAAATATCTAAGCCGTCTTTAGAATATATTGGCACTTTAGCACTGAGTGATCCTAGTGTTTTGCCGTTAATCAGTGTATTCGATGATCCTAAAAACTCACACAAAACCTCTTGGTTGAATTTCAATTCACCTAATAGCTGTAACTGTTGATCTGCCCATTCTTCATCTCTACCTGGTATTCTACTGTAATGAATGAACATGTTCTCAAAGCCGTTACGCTTCTCTACAGAATCGTTCCAAAACTTCCAGAAGTGATTGTAGCCTAGAGGGGTAGATGTGAGTAGAATCTTTGTAGTTTCACCAGCAGAAATCGTAGGATAAACAGATGTGAAAAATTCCTCTGCTACATTGTTAGGAATAATAGCTGCTTCGTCAATGTACAACCAGTTAACAGACTTACCACGAATACCAGATGATGTAGTAGCTGCTGTGAATACTCTCGATCCATTCTCTAAGTCAACGTCACCCTTGTTCCAAGTCTTCACACCTTGTTGCATCCATATAGGCAAATGCTCA